ATAAAGAAGCTGGACTTGATCCAGAAGATGGTGGAGTTGATATTCCACAAAACACTGACGGTATTACACGTTATCCATCAATGGATGGTGATCCAATACCTGCAGATGACGTATCAAAATATGATGGTGAAACCCCATCAAAAGATAATGGAGAAAAGAAATGAGTGCAGAAAATTTTGTAGACTCGTTAAGCACTGGCGATAACTTAGGTGCAGAAACAGCCTTTAAGGAAGTAATGACTAGTAGAGTTGCTGATGCTTTAGAGGGAAAAAGAAAAGAAGTGGCAGGTACTTTTGTAAAAAACCACATACCAGAAGTAGAGGGTAATGAAGAAGTTTAATCAGATTAGCATTCCTGAAAAGGATGAGCATAAAAATTCAAAAGAATATAAAAAACTTTCTCCAAAAATGAAGGAGGCAGTAGATGATGTCTTTGCTAGAATGGATGCTAAACCTTCAGATTTCCTAAATACTTTTGAAAAAACAATAAAAGAGATATCTAAAAAATATAAGGTGCCAGAAAAGCAACTTATGGGATACTTTGAAAAAGAAATGTTAGCATTTTAAGGAGTTAAATTATGGCTTTTACAACAAGAACCTTGAGGGACACAAAAGTTGGAACTACTGGTAATGGTGGTACTGTTACTATATTAGTAAATATTGCTAATGACACAACTGCAACCAATGCTATTTTGGATGCATCTGCACTAGACGGACACGCCAATGGTGCAAAATTGCATATTAAAAGAATTTGGTGGGGATTAGTTGAGGGTACTGCTGATGATGATACTGGACATGTTAAAATTATTGAACAAGGCGATTCAGATATAACATTAATTGATCTTGCTGGAAGTGGTTACTATGATGGTTCTGCTGGATTGATAGAATCTGCTGCAACAAATACTGGAGCTACTTCTGGAGATATGGAAATGGCCTGTCTTGGTACATCTGGTTTTGTAATGATTGAGTTCAAAAAAGATGTAAACTATACAGCGTAAGGGATAAGATAATGTACACATTAAAATTAATATCTGAGCATATCGAACAAGATGCAGAATATCTAATTGAGGCCAAAGACGATGGTAGCAAAACTTATAAGATAAAAGGTATCTTTATGCAGGCGGACATTAAAAATCGTAATGGTCGCATCTATCCCGCAGAAGTACTAAATAAAGAGGTACGAAGATATAATAAAGAATACATTGGAGAGAAACGTGCATTTGGGGAACTAGGTCATCCTGATGGCCCTACTGTAAATCTTGAGAGAGCATCTCATATGATTACTGCACTTTATCCTGATGGTAAGAACTTCATTGGTGAAGCTAAAATACTTGGAACACCAATGGGTAATATTGTAAAGAATCTAATGGACGAAGGAGCAAAGCTCGGGGTTTCATCTAGAGGCATGGGAAGTTTAGACCAAAAGAATGGTGCAAACGTAGTGAGAAAAGACTTTTACCTTGCAACTGCAGCTGATATAGTTGCAGACCCATCTGCCCCCAACGCATTTGTTGAGGGTATTATGGAAGGTAAAGAGTGGATTTGGAACAATGGATTAATACAAGAAGCCGAAGTTCAACAGATCAAAAACAACATAGAAGAAAACCATAGAACTGGAAACCCCACAGCGGATAGTTTAGAGTTTGCACGTTTTCTTCAAAAGTTATAACTTATAAATAACTTGTATAAACATTTAAAAGGAGCAATATCCCATGGCAAATGAATTAGATAAAACCATTGAGGAATTAGAGGCAGAAGTACTTGATGAGCTTGAAGAAGCTAATGGTCAAGATGCCCCTATGCAATCAGCTGGTAAAGCCGACAAAATGGACTCAATACCTGGCGAAGTTCAAGATACAGGAAATCCTGTAGTATCACCAGATCAAAAAGACGCCGCCGCTAAAAAGATTGCAGCTAAAGCAAAAAAAGTTAGTGGAGATGCATCACAAAAGAGTGCTGGTAAATCAGACTCTATGGATAAACCAAATGACGGAGAAGGAAAAACTGCTAAATCACTTGCAGCTGGATTCGAAGCAGAAGGTGATGAAAATCTATCTGAAATGGACAAAATGGAAATGGACAAAGAACCTAAAACCAAAATGGAATACATGACTGCTATGAAAGATATGATGATGGGTATGGACAAAATGAAGAAAGAAAAACTTCATTCAACATACAATGCAATCAAATCTGCAATGCACCCAGAAGGCGCACACGAAGAAACAGAAGAAGAAAAAGAAAAATCTGAAGCTGTGGAAAATCGTCTAAAGTCTATTGATGTATCTGAGCACGTTGAAGCATTAATGAGTGGTGAGGGTGACCTTTCCGAAGAATTTAAACGTAAAGCTGCAACAGTATTTGAAGCTGCCGTTAAATCAAAAGTTCGTTCTGAAGTTGAAAGAATGGAAGACGAATATAAATCTGAACTGGAAGAAAATATAAATGCAACAAAGGAAGGATTAACTGAAAAGGTTGATACTTACTTAAACTACGTTGTTGAAGAATGGATGAAAGAGAATGAGTTATCTATCGAAAGAGGATTAAAAGGCGAAATCGCTGAAGACTTTATCTCTGGTTTAAAACAATTGTTTGAAGACCACTACGTTGATGTTCCAGATGAAAAATATGATGTGCTAGAAGCACAATCTGAAAAAATTTCAGAACTAGAAGGTAGAATTAACGAAATGATGGAAGAGCAAATCCAGTCCAAGTCTGTTAATGCTACACTAGTGAAGGAACAGGTAGCATCAGAAGTTACTACTGATCTTGCCGACACAGAAATTGAAAAGTTTAAGTCATTAATCGAAGATGTTGATTTTACTAACGAAGAATCATATCGTGAAAAACTTAGTACTCTAAAGGAAAGTTATTTCCCTAAGAATATACAGGTAATGACAGAAACACTTGGTGATGTAGAAACTGGTATCGCACAGGACATTGACACTACCGATTCAATGGCTGCATATATGTCCGCTATTGGTCGAACAGTTAAAAGTGCAAAATAAACAATTTATAAATAGTAGAAATTAAAAAGGAGAAACAAATGTTTCAAACAGAACATCTACAAGAAAAGTGGTCGCCAGTCCTTCAACACCCTGATTTACCAGAAATCAAGGATAGTTACAGGCGTGCCGTTACTACAATTATCTTAGAAAACCAAGAAAAGGCTCTAAGAGAAGACAGAAACTTCTTAGGTGAAGCTGCTCCAACATCTGCAACTGGTGGTTCAGTCGATAATTGGGATCCAATTTTGATCTCATTAGTAAGACGTTCTATGCCTAATCTTATCGCATATGATATCTGTGGTGTCCAACCAATGACTGGGCCAACAGGACTTATCTTTGCAATGAGAGCAAGAGGTCTATCACAAGCTGGTGCTGAAGCACTTGCAGACGAACCTTCAATGTTATCAAACCAAGACGCTGGTTCTGATACTGGTGGTGGTGACATCTCTGGAACTAATCCTTCTGTATTGAATGACAGTCCTGCTGGTACTTATACTACTGCAACTGGTATGACAATTGCACAAGGTGAAGCATTAGGTGATACTACAACTAACGCTTTCGCAGAGATGGCTTTCAGTATTGAGAAACATACTGTTACTGCTGTAACAAGAGCTCTAAAAGCAGAATATACTATGGAACTTGCTCAAGACTTAAAAGCAATTCATGGTTTAGATGCTGAAACAGAACTTGCAAACATACTATCTGCTGAAATTCTTGCAGAAATAAACAGAGAAGTTGTAAGAAACATATATGTATCTGCCGTTAAAGGTGCATCATCAAACACAACTACTGCTGGTATATTTGACTTAGATACAGACTCAAATGGTCGTTGGTCAGTTGAGAAATTCAAAGGTCTAATGTTTGCGATTGAGAGAGATGCTAACGCTATTGGTCAACAGACTCGTAGAGGAAAAGGTAATATGATACTATGTTCTGCTGATGTTGCTTCTGCACTTCAAATGGCTGGTGTTCTAGATTACACTCCTGCTCTAAACAACAACTTGAATGTTGATGATACAACAACAACATTTGCTGGTGTTATGAATGGTAGATATAAAGTATATGTAGACCCATATGCTGCAAACGTATCTGCATCACAATACTATGTTGTAGGATATAAGGGAAGTTCTCCTTATGACGCTGGTATGTTCTATTGCCCGTATGTTCCATTGCAAATGGTTCGTGCTGTTGGTGAGAATACATTTCAACCAAAAATTGGTTTCAAAACTAGATATGGTATTGCTGCAAACCCATTCCACGAAGGAACAAAGGCTGCCGGTGCTGATGGTGCGATTTCAATTACTAGTGCAACTAACAAGTATTACAGAAAAGTTAAAGTTTCTAACCTTATGTAATATCGGTTTTAACCAACCTAAAAAGAGAGGGATTTATTTCCCTCTTTTTTTTTGTTATAAATACTAGTATGACAACATTAACATCTCCATTATCAAGACAACCAACTGTATTAGATTATAGTAGTCCAACGCAGTTTAAATTTGGTATAAATCAACTACCAAAGGTTGAGTTCTTTACTACAGCTGCAAACTTACCTGGCATAAGTTTAGGTGAGTTAATTATACCTACACCATATACAGATATTCCTTTAATTGGAGATAAGATAACATACGAAAATCTTTCAATATCTTTTATAGTAGATGAACAACTAGAAAATTATATTTCCATACATAATTGGTTGTTAGGTATTGGTTTTCCAAAGAATAGAACGCAGTTTACAGATTTTCGTTCAGCTGGTTCTAATACTCCTACTGCTGGAGCTGGTGGAAATACTGATATTGGTAAAGTGGGTAAAGCTACTGCTGATAGGTCTTTTTATTCAGATGCAACTTTAACAATTTTGTCTAACAAAAATAATCCTATTGTAGAGGTAAGATACTCTGATTTATTTCCAGTATCTTTGAGTGGATTGGATTATAACCAACAAGCAACAGACGTAGAATACCAGACGGCAACGATTGATTTTCGTTACAAATTATATGAAATAGTGACTTTATAAGTGAGATAATATGACCCTTGACGAATTGAAACTACAAGTCCAAAGAGACTTGAAAGTAGATAATGAACACCTAGATACCGAATCATTAAAAAACCAAGAAATTAAAGCAAACTACCTAGACCACAAATCTAGATACGAACTTCTTTTGTATAAAGCAAAAGGAGATTATAAACGAATGTATCGTGAGAAGTGGGAATACTATGGTGGTAAAGCTGATGCAAAAATATATGCAACAAAACCTTTTGATCTCAAAGTCCTCAAGACAGACTTAGCAGTTTATATTACTTCAGACGAAGATATAATAAACGCAGAGAACAAAGTAGGATATTTAGAAACAGTAATAGACTATATCAAAGGAGTTATCAAGTCAGTTGATAATCGTGGTTGGGATATTAAGAACGCTATTGAGTGGAGAAAGTTTGAAGCT